GGTTATAAGATTCCTCATACATCTGTGGATTAGCAGCTTGATGGATTGACATTCCCAGGTCTCTTACTGCATTCATCTCTTCTTGCGTCGTTGCCTTAGCTCTACCTTGCTCGTATTCAGCCATCTTTTGCTGCAGTGGATTAGCTACAACAGCTTCAGGAGAAGACGGTAAGTTACTAGAAGAAGAAAGAACAGGCTCTTCAATAATTGTTGGAGGTGTCAAGTTCTCATCGATTATTGGAGGTGTCAAGTCCTCATCACTAGGGAGCCTTGTAACTAAGGGATCAGCAGCAGTAATGCCCATTTTCCGCTTCTGTGCATCAGACATGTTCTCTTGTTGGCTTCTTGTCTCTGCTTCAAATTTTTTCTTTTGCTCTGGTGTAAGTGTTTTATAGTACTCATCCAGTCTTCCAGTTGCTGCTCTTGCTGGAGCTAATCCTTCAGCAGCTGCAAATAATAAACCAGCCTTAGTAAGTGCACCAGCTGCTGGCCCGACCAAAGGTGCTGCTAGTCTACCTACAGTTTTAAGTGCACCTATAGTTCTACCTGGGGAAAAAAGAGCTGCTTCAGTCGCGGCAGCACCATAATCACCTTTACGTAAAGAATCGGCAATACCAACGCCCATTAGTCCACGTCCGATATTACGTACAGTAGGCATTGCAGACACTGAACGAACACCATCACCTAGTTCTCTTAGGCCGGTTCTATTGATATCGCTTAGGTTAGCTCTTCCTTTAGGCCCTAAATTTCTAAGACTTTGCTTATACCCTTGCGCTGATACAGGATTAAAATTTCTTTGCAGAAAATTACCGGTACGTTGCATAAACTTACCAGCAATAGGTGCTTTTCTTACTGTGTTAAAAAGCTGTCCAGCTGCTCCTAATATTCCCATGACTATCTGTAATTAACGTGGAGGTAAAGGTTTGCACCAACTGCTGTATCAGCTGGGCCTGGTAGAGCCATAATAAACTCTGCTCCAGAACGTTCATATCGATAACGTGCCTGGAAAGGATCCTTATAGTTAGGTACGTAAAGAATCTGTGCAAGACGATTAGTCTCATACAGATACACTTCATCCCATACTTTTAAAGCTTCCTTGACATTACTAGAACGGATCGTACGATCAACGTCTCCAACAATGCCTTCAACTCTTGTGCTCGGTGGTTGGAAATCTGTTTCGTAAGAAGCTAATTGCGTCTTACGTTCAGCTGCATCACAACGTCCAATCTGATAGATTAACTTATCAGCAAACACTGAATCCGGTACGGAATTCATTGCTTCTTCTAAGCTTGCATAATCACCTGCTGGGACACTAACAATGTAATACCCCAAATGGTATCTAATGCGACTCTTGTTGAAGTTAGATAACTGTGACACTTTCCACAACCGTATCACTTCATTATAAATTAAAAAAGCCCCGAAGGGCTTTTATCAAACACGGACAAGGTCTGCTGCAAATACAGAATCCCAATCAACTCGTGAAATCTGTCGCAACTGTTCAAGACTGTTGAATCTTTCACCCGACAAAGAAGATTGCAAATCTTTGATATCTCTGGCTGTTTTTATACCAACTCCTTTAATATGATCAGCGATCATTTGAGCAGTTGCGCCGTTGATGTTTAAACGAGTTTCAGTTGGGAATTTGCGTGGTTCATCACCTTTTGCTGCATCCTTGACTTGAAGAGTTTTAACTTGCTTAGTAGCTTGTTCGTCTGGAATAAGTTCTGTTTTATATACAGTGAAGACTTTACCGTCCTGATCTTCGACCATGAACCATTCGCCTTCATCCCATTCCGTTACAACTTTAAGTCGTGCCCCTGTTCTGTTATGTTTATAAAGCATAGGACCAGAATTTATTTACTGGTCCCATCTTAGCTTTAATTCTAGAACTTATACTAAATTGCTTAAATTAATTTTTAGAAGCAATCTTGTAGGGAAGGTACTGCTCAAGATCGTTGTAATCGACAGGTACATCAGGCTGGATGAAGCAGACTTCAACCAAGATGTAGCCGTAACGACCAGCTGCTTTATCAGCGTCAGAGATAGCCCAACCACCGTTAGTAGCAGTGGAGTTAGTAGCTGCCTTTGAATAGACGCGGAATGCTTGATCAGCCGTGTACTCCTTATAGAGCATCGGGGTGGTCAAGGTTGTAGCAGTCTGAAGAGGGTTAGTACCCAGGCCGCCTGTGCCTGCAGGAATGTTATTAGCAACAGCGGTAACGTTAGCGCCTTCTACAACACCAGAGAAGGTGGTAGGAGCGGAAGCAGTACCAGGACCGAAGCCGATTACCTGAGTAGCACCGGAAGTGGTGATACCGTCAAGGGAAACACGTCCATCGCCCCAGCCGCTGGCGACTGAAACAGAAGAACGGTACACATAAGCAGGACGCTCAGCAGTAGCGCCGACAACCATGCCGGTGATGTTTACGCGAGTCTCATCATTCTTGTAAGGAGAAGGAATGATGACTTCTGCAGTAGTGACGTAACCTTCGCCAGTAGCGTTAGTTACAGGAACATAACCACGGAGCTGGAAGAAGCGCCAGCCAGGATTAGCCAATACAGAAGTAGGGCCAGCGTCGGAAGCGTTATAAGTAGAGCCGCCGTTTGTATCAATGTTCTGATACCACCCGTTAAGGGGCTCAGACATATCAGCTGGATAAATTTTCTTAGCAGATAAGTATGCCATTTACATTCTCAATAGAGGTTTATAGATACAACTTAAACCACGCCATCGTCAGACAGGAAGCTGAATGCAGTGGTGATGAAGTCCTTGTTCAGAACCTCGAAACCAGCATACAGTTGCCAGATCAGGATGATGAAGCGACTAAAGTCATCGTTGTTGTTGATGAGCACTTGTGCGTTTGGACCGCCGATACCAACACCAACTGCCTGAGGGCCAAAGAAGTAACCTTGTGCAACTTCTTCAGAAGCATAAGTAGAACCATCATCAAAGGATGCCTGGACGTTCTTGTTGGGGAAGTTGGTTGACTCGAAGAACTTAACGCCTTCAAACTGAACGCCAGTAGGCATGACGGGCTCACCAGCAAGGAAGTAACCTTGGCCAGCTTGTGGTCCCATATAGAAACTGGAGTTGTTAGGCATCATGGGGTTAGCCATGTACATGCCTTGTCCAGGATTGCCTGCATAGCGGGCGATCTCACGGAAGTCTTCGTCACGACGCAGATGCATCATGAACACAGGATCGCAAATACAACGATACAAACCATCAGCGAAGGTAGGTACGTTGCGCTTACGAAGATCTTTTACGACTTCAAGAAGGTCGGTACGAACAGAGAACTGTTGTACTTGTGCAGTATATTCTGCAGCGGTATAAGAAACACGGCCTTGGTTATCCTTAGCCTTATCACCAGCAAAGTAGTAACCACCTTGCGTAGAATTAGATTGGCCTTGTGCTTCTGCCTTGGCAAGTTCGTCAATGAAGACGCGGTCACGCCAACGACGATAGTCATCAAGCAGCGTCAAGCTACCGATAGACTGGTGGAACATGTTCAGGTTGCCAGTATCAAGCAGCAAACGCTGAGCAGTGATCAGAGTTTCACGAGCAATCTTAAAGGTTGAAGGCTGTGTAGGATCACTTGGGTCCGCAGGGCCAGTGTACTCCTTAAGCACAACAAGCACTTTCTCTTTAGTGATGTTGCGGCTATTAGCAGTACCAATAGTTTGATCTGAGACACGCTCACGGCTGTCTTTGGTGCCAGGCGTTCCCCAGAACTTGTAGCGATCCAACTGTACAGTTTGGCCAGGCTGTGAGGTGAAGTCATGTACGACCACAGGCTCAACGGCCATTTCGCAAATGTAAGCGGGATGGGGGCGGTATAGTTCCGCACCTAAAATCTTAGGAAAATCGTTGTCTAAGAACACAGTCTTTTATCCTCCAGTTCGCAGGAATAGTTTTGTCGGATGAAAGATCGGACAAAAAGTCCTATCTACATTAAATTTTAGCAGTCTGTAATACATGTACTAGTTAATACATAGGTAACTGCTATTACTTACGGAGTTTTTTTGCTCCATAACCAAGGGATCCTAACGCAGCTAAGCCAATTGCACCGGTAGCAAGTGTGTTGCCAATAGCTGCTTGATCTTGTCTTTCACGCATTGTACGGATGTCATCCTGCATCTGAACCTCCCCTGGGGAGCTCATTTGAGGTTGCATACTCATACGCGAACCCTGTGTGTTGCTTGAACCAGGTGATTCAGGATCAATAGCGAGACCAGCCATGTTTCCAATGTTGGTAACACCGCCGCCTACCATGCCACCTAAGCCAGTAGCAAGACCTAAACCACCAAGAACAGCTGCGGTATTTGTTGCAGCTTGATTCGCTCCAATAGTTGCATTAACTGTTGATGCAACTTCTTCAGGCGAAACCCCTCGGTCGTAAGCTTGTTTAGCCGCTCCTCTAACTTTAGATCCTTCAGTTTGAAGACCTTGAGCAAAACGTCCTCTTTGATTTGCTGCGTTTTCTGCTGCAATGCGGCTAACCATAGGCAATATACGGCCAACACCAGCACCTAAAGCACCTGCACCAAGAGCTTCTAAGACCTGGCGACCAGGGCTTTTGTCTTCTCCTTGATTGCTTGCTAAAGAGGCACCGGCAGCACCAAGGCCGCCGATTGCCATAGCAGTCGCAGGAGATTGCATCAATTTTGCATATTTACCTGCAAGCATTTGATTACTCCATCACAAAGAGCTTATTAGCAATCGCTTGAGGAGATGCTTGGTTGATAACACGCCAGGCTTGGCTAGGATCCTGATCCATCTGTTGCTTGAAAGAACCCCAGAAATCTTGGGGAGCTTGTGGTGCACTTGCTTGTGGGGGAGCAGGTAGACCAGCAACATTATTTTGCTGCATAGGAACAGCAGCAGTTGGATAACCAGGAGTAGCTAACTCAGCTTCAGATTCATACACGGGGTATGGACCTTCAGGGCCAAAGAACTTGAGTGTATAGTCACTCAAGATATCAGGATTAGTAAGCATCTCGTTATAGGCGAGATTCTCCTGATGCTCAGTGATCATGAAATCAGATGCACGAGCAAAAGCATGTTGAGCTTCTTGGCCCCATGCAATAGAACTATCGACTACGCTTTCGAGATTTAGAGCGTACTGGTTTAGAATCGCTGGTGCTTCGGTCCCGTAGTTTTCCACCACCATCCGACTCTCTGGACTCCAGTCCAGGACTTCCGCTACGTCCGCCAACGAGCTGACTGAGTAGGTTGGGGAAGAGTTGTTGGATGAGGTCTGGCTTGTTTGCGAGGTCTGAGGAGCCGATTGCCCCCAAGTTGGAGCCTGGGCCTGACTCGCCTGAGTACCCCAGTTTGCCTGGGTATACTGAATCGGAGCCTGATCCTGGACCTGTGATGGTGCTCCCTGGAACGGGGATTGCACCGGGCTGCCCAACAGGTTCACCACCTTGTTGAACGCCGATTCCCATGGATTCCCCTGGGGTGCCGTCGAGCCCTGGGATTGGGGGACGGATTGAGACGGGGCGGATTGGTAACTGGTAGTTCCCTGAGGTGCCGCCTGGGGAACCGCCTGGGGGTAGTACGTTCCCACTGGTGCCTGGGCCACTGGTGCCGCTGTTGCCACCGGAGCTTGCGGGGCTGCCGCCACGTAATTGCTTGGTGCCACGGACTGAGGGCTCGTCTGTGGGATCGATTGGACGGTAGCGTCCTGCATAACTCATCTCCTTTTGTAACGCTTCTAGGGTTCGATACAGATAAGGTGTTAGGTCTAACCTTGGGTCTGCCGCCATGGGCAGATCTGGGGCCTGAGGGTGAGGGGTCTGCATCATGCCCCCTACCAAACGAGAAAAAGCTGAATAAGCTCCTTGTAATTCGTTTACCATCCTGAACGGGAAGCCCGAAAGCATCTCCGCTCTTTCCTCATCTGTTTTTGATGGGAAAAGATATTTCAGTGCTTCAATGCTATCAACACCTAACTCTTGTAGGTTACGTACAACAATTGAATTGTTTAAAATATCTTGCGTTGATTCTTCATAAACAGGGCCTAACCAACGCCATTGCATTGTAATATCACCATCAGGAATTAATCCTTTAACACCTGGAGGAATCATCTTTGCTTCCACGCAAGCCATCAATAACTTCTTGAGCATCTCTTCGTATTGCACCATTGCTTGCTGATATAGCTGCTCTTCTTCTGGCCCAGCATTTTCTGATGGCGCTACAGGCTTTTCAAACTTTGCAGCTGCAGCCAAAGTATCTTTGAAAAGTTGTTCTTCTTGATAAATAATAAGTTCTAAACAACGACAGATACCATGTGTGTAAATAGAATTAGCTTTCTTTTTGCTAGTTGCTGCGACACGTCCAAATAGTGATTTGTATTCAGTTGCAGTTACACCAGCAGAAATTGAGAGTTCATCAACACCACCTAAGGAAGTTAAGATCTCTTCTCTGAACTGACGTACAAAAGCATTCTGGTCTCCAGAGATGGCATCTGGAACAATGTAACCAACACGATCATTGGGTTCAAGGTTAGCAATAACCCGTGGAACACGCATCTGACCATCTAGTCCACGAGTGATCGGATCTTGTTTAAAAGTAGATCGGCCCATCGGGGCCATCCCTGTAAACCCTGAGTTTGATGCAATCGAAGGTCGTTGTGGACCAGACTCAGAATTGCCTGGTTCCATTAGGTCTGTCTTAGGTCTAGACGACAGCAACGTAGGATTACCAAAGAACTGTAAGTTCTTCTTCATGTTGCGTACAAGATCATCATGCGCAACGATATGATTTGCCATCTGATCAAATTCACCACTGCCATCCATGGTGAATCCCTTGGGATTATTAAAGATCTCAACGCAGGGAATAAAACGTAATTGATTAGGGAACTTCTTTGTCTTCCCTGGCATTACTGCATTGACATTATCAAAAGACATCTCGCCTTCTGAATGAGTCTCTTCAATGGAGTTTGCTTTAATCGATAGTCGGATGTAACGTTTCTGACCTGGAGTGTCTCCTGGTTGTGTACCTTGTACTGAATCAAGGCCACCAATACCCATGTCTTGGTAAGCACTCGCTTTACCAGTCTTGACCTTATAGCTATAGATGATTACGACTTCTTCTAATTCGCCATCGACATTGTAATAACTGCGATACTCATGACTACGGAAAAAATAGAGACGATAATTATTCTCAGTAGGTCTGATGTAGAAAAGCCCTTTTCCATCGCAAAGGAAGTAGTCCCAAATCGAATCTAACCTTGTATCTAACTTGTTGTATTTAATTACTTTACTAATGAAGTCCTTGCGTTGATTACCGAAGTTATCTTGTGCAGGAAAAAACTCAACACCTTGGCGGATACCAAAGAGTTTCATCTGTGCAATATGACTGGCAACAATGCCCGTATCAACATATTGTCCGCCATCGCGTTCGATGTAGGAATCAATAATTTCTTTAATACGACCGTTTACGTCAGACATTATTTCCCAGATTTT